ATGGAATTGATAAAATATGACAGCGATCAGCGTCAGCGATTCCCGAAGAATCTGATCCGGCTTAGAAAAGAGCGTGGATGGACAAAGAGCAAGCTCGCTCGAAGGTTGGGATGGTCGTATAACACGATCACAAGTTGGGAGCGGGGCGAACGTATGCCGTACCAGTACGCAATCGAGGATCTATGCGCGATCTTTAATGTCACGGAGACACAGCTCTTGGGATCGCCCATCAAGCTCCGAATGTTTGCTTATTATCGAAAAGGCAAGCTCACGACAACGGGAACGCTACAAGAGATAGCGGATCAGACTAAACAGAAAGTCGAAAGTTTGCGGAGCTTACTTTCCAAGTCAAAAAATCCAAAAGAGGGTTGGAAGACGTACCTCGTGGAAATCGAAGACGAGACACGATATACTATCGAATTTACGCAGACGTTCACGAACGACGAAATCGAACGGCACGGGCTTGGTTGGCTAGTAAATAGCCCGATGGCAGAGGTTAAGGAGGTAAAGGGATGAATAAACAAGAGTTGATTGAGAAATACGAATATGAGTTGAAACTGCTTCGACTCCAATTTGGAGAAATTCTTAGAACCAAAATTTACGAGGAGCTTTTAGATGACTTAAAACAACTAGTCGAACCGCAGAAGCCAGCCGTTCCGCAGTTCGTGGCGGATTGGTACGAGGAAAACAAAGATGATTTTGAAGGGAATTTGTTTCGATGTGCCCATAATATTCCGTCAACTTTTGACGGCGCTAAACTTAATGAGTTTGAAAGGTGGTTTCTAAACGCTAGCATAAAAGCATTTCAAATCCTAGTCAATATGCACCAATTCGGCTATACAGTCGATGAGAAAAAGCGGTATTTGGTGAAGTTAAGGGGAGTAGCTAAATATAGAGAATGTTTAAAATTCGGAGAATTTTCTCGCGAATGGGTTTTTGGAGAAGACAATCAGAATGGGAAAATGCGAAGAAATCACACCCGCAAAGAACTCGAACGAGCCAACTTCGGGTGGGTGTTTGATTGCCCGGGGATTGAGATTGAGGAGGTGGAAGAATGAAAGATTTTATTCTAGCTATCGAAAATTTAAAAATTGATATTTTAACAAACTCAGATAAGCTAGACAGCTATGAGTTAGGAAAAATCAAGAACCATGCAAGAAATTTATATGAAACTCTTGTATGGTTGCAGTGTATGGCAGAGGAGGCAGGAAAATGAGACCTAAAAAATATCCGTATTTAGGAACTGCAAAAGCAAAAGAAACAACTAAAAAAGATATGCCAGAGATGGTGGTTTTTCCTAATATTTCATTAAGAAAAGACTTACTCAAACACATTTACTCAGTTGTTAAACAACATGACAATACTACAATCATTTATTTCAGACTCCCAAAAATTTTCGGATTGGACTATGAAGAACAAAGAGCTAAAGTAAATCTAAGCTATGAAGAAACTGTAAAAATTTTAAATAAGGTAAACTAAAGGAGAGGTAGAGAGTGAGCAGAGCTAAAGAACTCTTGACAGAGTTACAGAGCTTGGACATGGACATCCAAAGCCGTATAGATGAAATCAATGAGCTTGAGGCTGGCCTACTCTCAAGCCCTAAGTGGACTGATGTAAAAGTCCAAAGTGGCCAAGTTAGAAAGATTGATGATGTATATGCTCAACTTATTACTATGAAACAAGAGATAGAGCGTGATGTCAAAGAAATCATAGATAGAAAGCTAGAACTGAGCAGGCTAATAAATAAGCTATCAAATCCAAAGTATAGGACAGTATTAAGGATGACATACATTAATAAGATGTATGTAGATGACATCTGTGACAAGATGGAGATTAGTAGGACTACATTTTATACATGGAGAGGCTTAGCTATTAGTGAGTTAAATGATTTACTAAATCGGACTAAATCGGACTAATAAGGCTAAAAATTGTTAGCACAGTTTTTAAAATCTGATAAAATGATAGTGTCAAATGCTGAAAAGGTTTGATATTATCTCCTTATGTTTTGAGAGGCTACGGCCTCTTATGGTAGTGGTAAAGGTTACGGTAAACCTCTAAAATGTTGCTCCTACGGTTTGCCTCTGGTTCAATTCCAGGCACTATCTTAATGACTACGAAAATAAAAAAAACAAATGTAGTATCTATCGGTTTGCAGGGTAGTAGTCGCTTTGCAGTTAGAATGTAGCTCAACGGTGGAGCGATATGACTATAAAGGGTCTGGTGGGGGAGGCACCCACTTACCGCATACAGTCACTCATTGAGTGGCTTTTTTTATATTTCAAAACAAATAAACAGCAGGAGGTTTAGGCTTGGGTAGAGCAAGAGACCCCAACCGAGACAAAGCATTTGAAATCTATTCAGAGAACAATGGCAACATTGAACTGATTGAGATTGCTGAGCGTTTGGGTGTTTCAGCTGGCACTGTCCGAGGTTGGAAAAGCAAAGATAAATGGGAACCCAAAATAAAAGGAACGTTCCAAAAGAAAAATAAGGAACGTTCCAAAAAACCAAGAGGCGCTCCCAAAGGTAGTAAAAACGCTCTAGGGCATGGAGCACCTAAAGGGAACACCAACGCTGTCAAACATGGATTGTTTGCTAAGTACCTCCCTCAAGAGGTATATGAGATAGCTCAAGAGATTTCAGATAAACAACCTATAGACATCCTGTGGGAAAATATCACGCTTACTTATGCAACCTTATTACATGCTCAACGTATTTTGCATGTGCAAGACATTGATGACACTACTACCGTGCTTATTGCAAGCACAGCTAAAGGTAGTAAAAATTATGAGGTTCATACATCATGGGATAAGCAAAGTAGAGCCATCACAGCGATAGCAAGAGCTCAGACCGAACTTAGAGGCATGATAAAGACTTATGATGAGCTTACACGCTCTCCACTGGTCACAGAGGAGCAGCGTTTGAGGATTGATAACCTCAAGGCACAGTTAGGCTCTAATGATGAGGATGATACAGTCATAACTGGATTTACATTTGATAGGAGTGAGTACAATGGTAACACTGAACCTAGCCAAACTGATTAACCCAGTATTTGATGATGTCCTCTATACGACTAAGAGCCATGTAGTGCTCAAGGGTGGCCGTGCCTCTACTAAGTCATCAGTAGTCTCTATTGACCTTGTAAATGACTTTATCAATGACCCTATGGGTAATGTGGTAGTTTTACGCAAAGTAGGCAAGTACTTGAGAATGTCAGTATATGAGCAGATTAGATGGGCTATCTATGAGATGGGCTTAGCTAATCAATTCAAGTTTGGGAAATCTCCCTTACAGATAACTCATATCAAGACAGGAACGGCTTTTTATTTCTACGGTGTAGATGACCCTATGAAACTCAAGTCACAAAAAATAGCTAAAGGCTATGTCATGGCTGTATGGTTTGAGGAGCTTGCTGAGTTTGCTGGCCGTGAGGATATTGACATAGTTGGGGATACTTTCATCCGTCAAGAATTGCCAAACGGTAAAGAGGTTAAAGTCTATTTCACTTATAACCCTCCACGCAATCCCTATGACTGGATAAATGAGTGGGTTGCTGAGAAAGCTAGTGACCCTACATATATGATACATCATAGCACCTACCTTGATGATAGGCTAGGCTTTTTGTCTAGGCAGATGATTGAGAAGATTGAGCGCTATAAAGAGACTGACCCTGACTACTATCGCTGGATGTATTTGGGTGAGGTTATCGGTCTTGGTAATCATGTCTATAACATGAGCTATTTTAAACCACTAGAGAGCCTCCCTGAGGATGATAAGCTAATAGGCATATCATTTGCTATGGATACTGGACACCAGCAATCAGCAACTACCTGTGGAGCTTATGGACTCACAGCAAAGGGTAAGGTCATCCTATTAGATACTTTCTACTACTCACCAGCTGGCAAAACCATCAAGAAAGCACCTAGTGAGCTATCTGTGATGATACATGATTTTATAGATGATGTCATGAGAACTTACAGAGTGCCAAAACTCAAGATGACTATTGATAGTGCGGAGGGAGCTTTGAGAAACCAATATTTCAGAGATTATGGAGAACGCTGGCACCCAGTGGCCAAAAAGAAAAATCAGACTATGATAGACATGGTTATCAGTCTATTGGCTGAGGGTCGTTTTTATTACCTTAATACTGAAAATAACAGGGTATTCATTGAGGAGCATAAGATGTACCGATATGATGACAAAACCATCAATACTGATGACCCTAAAGTCATCAAAGAGGATGACCACACAGTAGACGGTTTCAAGTATTTTGTCCTAGACAATGCTAGAGAGTTAAATCTAAAAGCCTAAAGGAGCTAGTAATGGGAATAGTCCAAACGATTAAAGATATTTTTAAAAGGAGTAAATATGTGATGACTACTCAAAATCTAACATACATCACTGACCATCCGAAAATAGCAGTGTCATCAGCAGAATATGACCGTATTAGGGAAAATATTAAGTATTTTTCAGGCCATTACCCTCAAGTAGAATATAGAGACAGTAATGGGGCTAAAAATAAAAGAGATTTCAACCATTTACCTATTGGCCGTACAGCTGCTAAGAAGATTGCAAGCCTTGTATTTAATGAACAGGCTGAAATTAAAGTAGATAATGAGCAAGCTAATAAGTTTATCCAACAACAGCTACAAGATGACCGATTTACAAAAAACTTTGAGCGATACCTTGAGAGTTGTTTAGCGCTTGGTGGTCTTGCTATGAGGCCTTATGTGGATGGTGAACGTGTAAGAGTGTCATTTATTCAAGCGCCTGTATTTTTGCCATTGCAATCTAACACTCAGGATGTCTCTAGCGCTGCAATCGTGACCAAGACCATCAAAGCTGATGGTAACAAGCAGATATATTACACGCTGATTGAATTTCATGAGTGGTCAAATGATAAGTACACAGTATCAAACGAGCTATACAGGTCTGATAATAAGCATGCAGTAGGCTCAAGAGTGCCACTGTCAGAACTCTATGAGGATTTAGAGGAAGTGGTGGAGCTAAATGACTTGAGCCGTCCACTATTCACTTATCTAAAGCCACCAGGAATGAACAACAAAGATATTAACAGCCCACTAGGTTTGTCTATCTTTGATAATGCTAAGACTACAATAGACTTTCTTAATACCACCTATGATGAGTTTATGTGGGAGGTCAAAATGGGTCAGCGTAGGGTGGCAGTACCTAGCCAAATGATTAAAACAGAATATAATCAAAATGGCGAGAATGTCGTGGTCAAGCGTGAATTTGAGGCTGGCCACAATGTCTATGAGCAATTTGACTCTGGTGACATTGATAAGGGCATAGGTATCACAGACCTTACTACACCAATCAGGTCAGATGACTACATCAAGGCTATTAACGAGGGCTTGGCGCTCTTTGAAATGCAGATTGGCGTATCAGCTGGCATGTTTAGTTTTGACGGTAAGTCAATGAAAACAGCTACAGAGATTGTCTCTGAGAACTCTGACACATACCAAATGAGAAATAGTATTGTCAGTCTAGTAGAGCAGTCTCTAAAAGAGCTCATTATCTCAATGCTAGAGCTTGCTAAGGCTTATAAACTATACTCAGGTGAAATCCCTGAGATGGACAAGATTAGTGTCAACTTGGATGATGGAGTATTCACTGACAGGAATGCTGAGCTTGATTATTGGATAAAAGTAGTTAATGCTGGCTTTGGTACTAATACAATGGCTATTGAGAAAGTCCTAAATGTAACACCTGAAAAAGCTAAAAAGATTAAGGCTGAGATTGATGGCAATGTCATTGATGATGTAAATGCTGAGCGTAGCCTTGATGATGTAGGAGTCTATGGAGAGTAGCATGAGAAAACTGTTTAGGTTTATTTTGCCACCACTCAACCCAGCCAAGCTATTTATTAAGTCACCAAACAGGTTTTTGAGGTGGGTATGGTATGACTAAGAAGAAACCAATCAAGCTAAATGATGAGCAACTCATGCTTGACGCTAGTAGAGTTGCTGACATCTACCATCAGCTAACTCTTGACCTTTTTGACCAAGTAATAGACCGTATCAAAGAGCGTGGCTCTGCTAGTCTTAATGATAACCCTTATATCTGGCAACTTGAGAAAATGAATGAGATGGGCTTGCTTAATGATGATAATGTCAGCCTTATCTCAGAGCGCTCAGGAATTGCTGAGGAACAGCTCAGGTATGTTATACAAAATGAGGGATACAAGGTCTATAAAGACACAAAAGAGCAGTTACTTGAGTCTATGGGTGGACAATTTACCGATAACTCACTCATACAGACCAATTTAGCTGCTTATGTCAATCAGACTATGGGAGACATAGATAACCTTATCAATACCACTCTACCACTGAGTGTCAGAAAGGTCTATCAATCTATCATTGAGGAGAGTGTAGCAAAAGTTGTAACTGGTTTAACTACATCAGATAAAGCTATCTCTGATACAGTCATGAAATGGGCTGAAAAGGGATTTTACGGTTTTACCGATAGCCAAGGTAAGCACTGGAAAGCTGACACTTATGCTAGACAGGTCATCAAGTCAACAGCTTGGAGGGTCTACCGTGAGGTCAGAATGGCTCCAGCTGATGAGATGGGTATAGATACCTTTTACTATCACAAGAAAGCCACAGCAAGAGAGATGTGTGCTCCTCTACAACATCAGATAGTAACTACTGGAGTTGCTAGAGAAGTAAATGGA